TTGGAGGAACAGATACGGATGCACCTATAAATGGAAGCATTGTTATCAATAGTGGGGCCACTAGTACCACTTCGACAAGTGTGACCTTGGCCTTGAGTGCCAGTGATGTGGGTAGTGTCAATGGATACTATGTATCAGAAACCAATAGCACCCCCTTGGTTGGGGATTTTACTGCAATTTCGGCAACCACTTCCTATTCTGACAATGCTGTTGCATTTACACTTAGTGCAGGAGTAGGAACCAAAACAGTATATGCCTGGTTTAAAGATACCTCTGACAATATAAGCACCCCTGTTTCTGATACCATCAACCTGGTCTCTGCCGATACCATCTATCCCTACAACACTTCCATTTCATTAGCCGGAGGTGCAACCTCCACTACTACCCAGAACATTACCGTGAACTTGGCAGCCCAAGATGACATTGGTGTTAATGGGTATTATTTATCAGAGTCCACTACTCCTCCTGACCCTCTCACAGACTTTACTGCCATTACTCCTGCAGTGTTGAACTACAGTGCAACCGTGAACTTCACTCTAAGTGCAGGGGATGCTAGAAAAACGGTATATGCGTGGTTTAAGGATGCTGCAGACAATATGTCTGTGATTATCAATGACACCATTGAACTTGCTACTCCAGACACAACAAGCCCTGCCAGTGCCACCATTGATATTGAGGAAGGTGCTGCCTCTACTGCCACCTATGAGGTGGATATTGCGATTACAGGGACAGATGCCGTAGGAATTACTGGATTTTACTTATCTGAAACCAATAGCACCCCTGGTGCCAATGACTTTATTACGGTTGTTTCCACAACCTCTCTTTCTACAACGGTTCATTTCAACTTGTCTGCAGGAGATGGAGTCAAGACAGTATATCTTTGGTTACGGGATGCTGCAGGGAACATAAGCACTCCTGTCAATGACACCATTACTTCCACTGCAGATACTGCAGCAGATACTGTCTCTCCTGTAATTACTGCAATGAGTGTCCTCCAGAGTTCTCCCATCAATGGCAGAACCATTACCATACGTTTATCGGGTAGTGATGCAGGAGGAGTGGCAGGATACTACCTATCGGAAACCATTACAACTCCTAGTGTAGGACAATTCACCTTATTTACAGGTACTGATCCTACTTCCTTTACAGAGGACATTGTTTTTCATTTGAGTAGTGGAAGTGGTGTCAAACCAGTATATGCATGGTTACTGGATGAACAAGGGAATATCTCCACACTTTCCAGTATTAACATCACTCTTGCATCAACAGGTGCAGGAGAGGCTGACTTTAAAATTAGAGAAAGTATTTTACAAAGTAGTTTACCTGGTTTTGCTGTTGCAAAGACCCTTCCTGTAAATACAAACTCACTTGCTTTTGGCCCTCTACAAGTTTCTAATACTGTAACCATCAATGGTACTTTTGCAGTATTCAATGATCTAGATATTGTAGAGAATGGAATTGTTAACGTGGTGGGAACACTGGACTTGAGATAACTATGGCAGGACAACTGAAAGTCAATGGCGTAACTCTCGCCACAGAAGAAAGTGGAACGGTAACCCTAGAGGCTCCCCAGATCAAGGACTCCAGTAACAATGTGATTCTGGATCAAAGTGGAACCAATCCGGTTCTCAAAAATGTCGAGGTGGTCAACAATTCTTCCATGATGTTCCGTAATAAGACCATCAATGGGAATTTTGACATTTGGCAAAGAGGGACAAGTCAAACAAGTAGCGGGTATGGAAGTGCAGATAGATGGCAGAATGTTCACTCAGGTTCAACTAAAACAGCATCTCAACAGGCATTTACTCTTGGGCAAACAGATGTTCCCGGCAATCCCAAGTATTATTTACGACATGTAGTTTCAAGTGTAGCTGGATCTGGCAACAGAGTTTTAGTGAATCAAAGAATTGAAGGTGTTTCTACTCTAGCAGGACAAACAGTAACATTAAGTTTTTGGGCCAAAGCGGATTCTAACAAGAGTATTGCTACAGAATTTGTCCACAATTTTGGAACAGGAGGCTCGCCATCTAGTGCATTAACTTCAATTGAAGTTACAACTCATAACCTAACAACCTCTTGGCAAAAGTTTACAGCAACGGTTTCAATTCCATCTATTAGTGGAAAAACAATTGGTTCAGATAATAATGATTATATATCTTTTGCTTTTTGGTTTGATGCAGGAAGTGATTACAACTCCAGAACCAATTCACTAGGACAACAATCTGGAACTTTTGACATTGCACAAGTTCAACTTGAAGTCGGCACAGTGGCAACCCAATTTGAGCATCGGCCCTATGGAATGGAATTGAATTTGTGTCAGAGGTATTGCCAAGTTATTAAAGGGCTTGGAGGATCTGGTGCTTCTGGACAAGGGTTTGCTGTTAATGGAAGAATGAATGGGGGAGGAGCAGGAGATTGTCAATACAATTTCCCTCATGTAATGAGAGCTAGCCCAACAGCAGAAGTTGACTTTGATTCGGCATATTTTGAATACGGTTCTGTATCTCTTGCAGTTTCAGGAATGAGTGCAGGTAGCTTTTCTCCATTTGGGGCTAATTTAAGGGCTAATGTTTCCGGTGGTGCAAATGGGAATGCTTGTGTATTTAGGCTTACTGGTAGTACTCAAATTAATTTTGAAGCAGAGTTATGATGAATTATAAACTCAGTGATCACGATCATAATACAGTTATTTTAATAAATGATATTGATAACCGGAAAAAATTTATTCCATTTGACCCAGCAAATACAAACTACCAAGAATACCTTGCTTGGTTAGCAGAAGGGAATACTCCAGAACCTGCAGATGAACCGGAGACAACAGAATGAGTGGAAGTATTAAAGTAGGAGGCCACACTGTTTTTGTACACACTGGGGCCAGTGGAGCAGGAACCTTGTCTGTACAAGGTCAGAATGGGAATACACTGCTCACAGATGATGGGACTGCTGTTTCTCTTGGAAACAATGTAAGACTACCTGCTAGTGGTGGGATTAAGGACTCCAGTGGTAATAATATTCTTACAGAGAGTGGCGGAACGGTTACGTTTGGGAATGTGATTGGTGGTGTTCCTGCAGGGGCTATTATGTCTTTTGCCATGAGTAGTGCTCCAAGTGGATGGGTTATTTGCAATGGTGCAGAGTATGCCATTGCAGACTATGGGGATCTTCATACTGCGATAGGAACAACGTGGGGAGCCTTAACTAATGGCTCTGGTGGTGCAGGTTCAAGTCATTTTAGAGTTCCAGATTTGCGAGGTGCTTTTTTGAGAGGTACTGGGACAGGAACAATAAATGCCAGAAATAAGGCTGGAGGGAGTGTTGGTTTATTTCAAGAAGACTCTTTTCAAGGATTTAAATCCCAGTTAAGAGCAGATGGGGGTGATATTACTGTACAAAACACAGATTCTGGGGGCCAAGTAACAGGCAAAATACCATATGGTACTGCTTCTGGTGGAAGTCCTAGAACTGTAACAATTGATCATATAGATAACGGGTCAAACGGAACTCCTAGAGTTACTAGTGAAACAAAACCTTATAACGCTTCAGTTCAATACTGTATAAAATTTTAAGGTAAATTATGAAAAAAGTTTACAACCAATCCAACGGATCAGAAGTTATTGCTTATCCAGATCCAAAGAATCCAGATAGAATTGCACTACCTGCAGGTTCCACCGAAATTGCACCTCCCACCTTTGACAGAAGCACCCACACTTGTACCTTTGATGGAACCCAATGGGTTGTTACAGAGATTCCAGTACCCGAACCAGATCCTACACCAGAGCCTATTCCTGCAATATCTCTATTGAGAATGCAAAGAGATTCCTTGTTGATGCAAAGTGATTGGAGAATGAATGAGGATTATCCCTATGCAGACAAAGAACAATGGAAGACTTATCGTCAAGCCTTGCGGGATCTTCCAGCAAATGCAAGTCCTACTCTTGATGAGAATGGAATATTGACCAATGTAACATGGCCTACTGAACCTGGAGCATAAGCATGGCAGGCAAGATTAAACTGGATGGAACCCAGTTCCTTGAAAAAGTAAACAATGAGTTCAAGATCACAAACTCAGAGCTAAAGCTCAAGAGTACTGGGAATACCATTGTTGATTCCAGTGGGAATGCAGTGGTTAGTGAGAGTGGAGGTGTTGTAAGTATTGCTAATGCATCTATTGGAATTAGAAAGGTCACTAGTGCTGTAAATTCTTCTAATGCTTACAACTCAGGAGAATTGGTTTCTATTGTAGATGGAAGTGGAAATCCAACTGGTCAAGTTTTTGTTCATGATGGATCTACAAATGGCGGAAGCTTAGTAAATAAAACTTTACTAAGATATTGGACAAACAATTCTGCTAGAAATTTTGGATCTCATGCAGATAATATTGATAAGTCCTTTAACATAGACCAAGTAGATCTTGATCTTACTCCAACCATTGGTTCAACACATTTTCATTTTAAGTTTACTGCAGAAGTTATGTTTTACCAAGGTTGGGGTGGTGGAGGTTGGGGTGGTACAGGAACAAGTGTTAGAATAGAAATTGATAATACAAATGTCCAAACGCAAGACTGGAGTTCTGGAGGATTAGCAGGTCATTATATGGGAACAACTCCCTATAGAACAATTGAACACATTCATGACTCTACAAATGGAACTGCTTTTAATGTGAAATTTCACATTCCATCTAATTCTTCAGTAGTTGGTTCAACTTGGATGATTACTTATATTTCTTATGAGATTTTTGAGTGGGGAGGTTCTTGGGGTAGTGACTCTACTCTTTATGTTAGACCAGGAGTTTAAAGTTAATTATGAAACATTCTATTTTTATTCCAAGAGACACAAATTTTGTTTGGGGAGAGGTTTTTAGATCTATTTATTCAGATAAAGTATACTGGACATTGACAGGTAATATTACAAGAGAGAATTTTGATTCTTGTCTTATTTGGGATGAAAATAGCAGCTACCCCAAACCAACTTATGATGAAATGCTTCCAGCGTTTAATGAAGCAATGAGTTCTTTAGATTTAAGAGATTTGAGGATAATTCGTGACTCATTAATAGAAGATACAGATTGGAGGATGACTACAGATTATCAAGGAGCAGATCAAGCAGAATGGGCCGCTTATCGACAAGCTTTAAGAGATTTGCCATCTAATTATCCAAATGCGACATTAAATGTAGATACAAAAACTTGGTCAAATGTAACATTTCCAACTCCTCCTGGTGATGATTAAAAATTTTGTGGTTTTACCCAGTAGCTCTATAATTTCTTAGCAAGTAATTAGATGAAATACTTATTTATTGTTTCCTTACTATTTTTTGTTTCTGTTTCTTGTAGTGATTGGCCTACGAAGGACAATCAAGAAAATGAGGCCAACCCTATTGAAATCAATATTGATGTCTATAATGAGAATAGATTGGATGAGGCCCCAGACAATGACACAATGGATGTTGATGTAGATAGCAATAGTGAAAGCGATAGTAGTAGCGATAGTGATTCTAACAGCGAGTCCAGCAGTTCTAGTGATAATTCAACTTCTAGGTGGTTTTACCCAGTAGCTCTCTAATTTATTAGCATGGTATTTATTATGGAAGACATGGTCACAATGATTGCTGACTTAGGAGGCACAGTAGGGTCATTAGTGGCCTGTTTTTGGTATATTAAGTACCAGTCAGACCTCTTTACAAAAAGAGAGGAGCGCTGGATGTCAAAGGATGATGTCAATGACGAGGCCCTTCGATCCTTGATGAAGGAGTCCAATAGTCAATTGATGGAAGTAATGCGAGAGACCAACAAGATTTTACAAGAGATGAAGGTGGCCTTGAGTGAACTAAAAGAAACCATACATGCAGAAGCCCTAAGAAAAGGATAAGATGGCACTTTTCCTAAACAAGAAGTTCTTTTCTATTTCAACAGACTCTAGCACCCCCAATTCAATGCTTCTTCCTTCCAGGGGAGAGCGTTTTTTGATTACAGACATTCTGGTATGCAATACGACCAATACGGATGCTACGGCCTCTGTATTCATCAGAGAACAGGATGCAAACAATTCTTCCTTGAGAAGAAATGACATTTCGATTGTCAAGGATGTTGCAGTTCCTTCAAATACTTCGATTGAATTGATTGATGGACAATATCCATTGTACTGGACAATTGCAGAGCCTTACTATGACCACTTGATGTGTTATGGTTCTGCCAGTGGAATAGACATTATTCTTGGATACTACAAGGAGTAAGCTGAATGGCAAAGTACAAAGGAACCGCAGTACAAAGTCAAAAACAGGAATTTACTCAGAATATTGAGATTGATACGATTGAAGGGGATCTTACCGTTACAGGAAATGTTGTATCCTCTACAAGTCCAACAGCTAACACGCATCTAACCAATAAAGGGTACGTTGATACCCAAGTTTCTAACTTGGTGGATTCGGCTCCAGACTTACTGAATACTCTGA